AGTTTGAGGGTATCAACTTCTACACACATATATTATGAGGTGAATTATGCAATACAATTTCACTATCAGAAAAAAGGATAAAGGGTTTCAAGTTATAGTCGCATACAAAGACGGCTATAAGTGGAAACAGAAGTCTAAGCAAGGTTTCAAAACTAAACGTGAGGCTAAGGAATACGGACACGTTATAGTAAAGGAATTAGACAAAACTGCACTACTCACAAAAGATACAGAATTGAAAGATTTAACTTTCAAGGAATTTGCGGATATGTTCCTTGAAATTAAAAAGGCACATATTACGCATAGTACTTTGGTTATGTACAATCACGCTATATGTGCTTATAAATCAATTCACGATATAAAATTGTCTGATATTAAACCGCTACACATTCAGAACGTAGTAAATAAAATGGTTACATCACCTACTACCATTAACACATATTATAAAGTAGTTAGTCGGATATTCTATATAGCTATCAACCCATATAAGATAATTTCAGATAACCCATGTATTGGTGTTAGGTTGCCACGCATTGAGCGAAAAAGTATGATCCACACAATTTCCGATGAGGAATTAAACCAATTCGCAAAGTTTATGCGTGAGAAATATCCACAAGCCTATTATTTTTTACAAATAGCACGATATACTGGCATGAGATTTAGTGAAGTGTATGGTTTAACTTGGAATGATATTAGCCTAGAAAATCGACGAATTAGCGTCGATAAGCAACTTTCTTTCCGTAAAGGTGTTATCACCTTTGAGAAAACTAAAACTGCCAATTCGGTGCGAATTTTGCCAATTCCGCCTATATTAGAAAACATACTAATAGAATATAAATCACATGAGTTAGAGTTCGAACACGATTTAGTTTTAAACCCATACAAGAAAAATGGTGTTAAATGGCAAATCAACACCTATTTAAAACGCTTTGGAGATAATCTATCCGCTCATAACCTTAGACATACCTATGCTACAAAGCTATTAGCAAATGGCTTAGATGTGAAAACCGTATCATCACTACTTGGTGATACACCACAAATGGTGATGAAAACCTACGTACACTATAACGATGAAATGAAAGCAGCAGCATCAAATGCGGTTGCTAATATTTTTAAATAAAATTTTTGACGATTTTTGACGAATTAGATATTCAGTCATTAAAAGATACAGTAAATAAGCACTTCTTTACATTTACAATCTTAACGATCATAAAAGGTTATATCGCTTAATTTTATTCCAAATTTCAAAATACGTTGTAATAATCAAAGTTTTATATCGTGGTTTAATAAAATCAATTACACAAAACACAATATTTAAAATTCATTTTTTGACGAATTTTTGACGGCAATAAAAAAAGAGGGTAGCAATCACGCTACCCTCAATTTGTTTTATTTATCTAATTCTACTAAGCGGTGCAACTTGCCATTAACAAACCACATTTCACAACGCACGTTGTTTTGGTCTACCAAGGTTGCCATATATAACCCCTCTTGGTTAGGTTGAATATCTTCTGCGAATTGATGTGTTTTTCCCTCGAATGTAAATACTTGTGCCATAATGTTTTCCTTTTAATCAATATATCCTAACTGTCAACTAACAGTTGATTGTTGCAAGCCGTGCAACTCGGAGATATTTGGATCACCTACCATCTCACAACTTTAACCAATGCGGATGCGCCTTTAAACTCTGAACCTTTAAAGTGTGCTAACCCTTGTACCTTTTTATCTTCGTACCCTACTGTTTCGTATATTTCACCATTAGTCATTACTGTTACACCAGCTAATATGCTATGTGGTTTATCTAACTTAATTTTGTATACATCCACCTTTTGCTCATCTGTATTAGCTACTACTGCCGTTCTATCAGATTTTTCTGTAGCCGCTTTAGGTAAATTTGGGTTGCTATGTGCAATATCCTTTTTCACCTTTTCTGCAGCAACTTCAACTGTAGGTGCTTGTGTGTAATAAGTAGCTATCGGTTGAGTTCTTTCCTTAATGGAAATAATTTCTTGTGCTTGTTGTTCTGTTACATGAATTGCTTTTGATAACTCTACAGGTGATTTAGCTTGTTGTTGTGTAATTACAACAGGCTTTTCAATCTGTTTCTGTTTATACAGATGATAGCACCCAACACACACTAACATAAATACTAGCATCGGAATTAGCACCTGTGCGGTGCGTTTGTGTGTTTTGATATAAATTAGTGCCTTGCGTAGATAAAACATTCACCTATGCCCCCTCTACCTCTTCCATTAGCATTTTTAACGCTTTGAATTTCTCATCGGCAAATCGATTATTTAGGCTATCCCTTAATGCGCTACTATTCCATTCAAGGCTCATGCACGTATCATAGATGCCAGCGATAAGGTCATAATCAAACCGCTTATCATCAATATAGGATAAGTTAGGCAACTCAATGTTTAACGCTTTCTCCATCAACTTCAACGCATCATTGAACATATTAACGATTTCTCCAGTACCATATTGTACCGCTCGACTCCACACTACATCCTTTAATGCATTAGAATGTTTCTCTACATTAAACATATTCTGTTTTAGATACTCACACGCTACATCGTAGTATGCGGACTTAATATAGTCATGTTGCATCCGTTCAAAACCTACCGCATCAAGTGTACCTAGTTCTTGCCACTTTGCAATGAACCCATCAGAATTGATTTCTCCACTATCAATCAAAGCTCTTGCATAATCGGTGTAAAAACCACCTTGTTTTAAACCCCAACCAAGAAACGCATCAACACTACCACAATTACTTGCTAGTTGATATGTACCATAAGAGATACCACCAGCATCATTGTAACCGCTAGATACACACGCTGGATCACCATTACTTTCATATTCAGCACTCAACTGTCCTAATTCAGCCATTCTAATTACTCCTTTTCTTTGTCATTGCTGCCCCCATTCATGTACTGGGAACGCTTAACACCACCAGTAGCACCGATATAACCGCCTAACACACCAACTATTACACTTGCCAAATCTTTCTGTTCAAGATAAATAGTCATGATTAGTGCGGTTGCTAGTGCCACTAAGGTTATAGTGTCCTCATAATTAATTTTCATTTAATCGCATCCTTTATTGATTTAACGAACGCTATCAACTCTTTAACCAAACTCATTGCACGTTGAAACCATGCACTTTCCACAAATTCAAGTTCAATCATATTCTCCACAATAGATGCTAATTCAACCATGATAGGTACTAAATACAACAATGTAGACAAAAACACATCAATGCGACCTAACATAGGAATATCCACATCCGGCAATGTTAATAGGATGAATGATAAGAGGAATAACCAAGGATAAGACTTAACTAATTTTTTAGTCATATCTGCTCGTAATTTTCCGCTCACTAAAAATCTGCGTTGCTTACCATTAACTTCAACACTCGCCCATCCTCGCCATATAATCGCAAGGAACATATTCTTAATGGTTAATTCTCTATTAGTAGCCAAATTAAAATTGCGTGCCTCAACTAAGACACGCAACAATGTATCAACAAAAACCAATACAACACTTGTAAATATGGCTAGTGAAATTCTAACCGCCTCGCTTACACTAAAAACCTCAACCACAAATGGTGGTGGCAAAAATACTTCAATCATGTTTACTCTCCAATTCGTTCTATCTGGATGCTCAAATTACTATCCTTTGTCATCATTTCTCTTCTCCATCCGTCAATATTGAATGTAGCCTTTGATATAAGACCAGTAGAAACAGATACATTGACTTCAATGTCTTTTGACTCAGTTATTGTAAATTCGTTGCTATCTCCAGAAATAGCATATACAGCCGCCCTATATCTCCCTTTTGGTAAGTACACAAACATTTTTTCAGTCCCTCTCACATCGGTTGGGTACTTCGACCACCCCCATGGTTTAAAGGAAATTGGACTTGTTTGTATATAGTTTTTATTACCATTGGATGTGCGTTGCACTACAAATGCGGTCTTTGTATCGCCCAATCGTGCATAATATTTTTTACCACCAATCACAAAGGTTAATCGTCTATCACCAACATCACGCACATTATCGGTCAGTCCAAATGTTAATGTATCATTTCCTTTCTTAACTTTCAGATTAGGCATTATTCAACATACACCTCGTTTCCACCAGTAGCACTCCACAATTTCAATCGGCTATTTAAGGATGTTTGAACCCTACCCCAAGATTTCCATGTGCCAGCCATAAACATACGATGATATGTTTCACCATTGAACGCATGGAAAGTTTGGTCTATCATCTTACCTTTGCCAAAATTCATTACAATCAGCATCCCTTGTTTGTGCGAACGTGGAGGGTTATTAGCACCGCCATCAAAGTTGATTTCAATAGCACCTTGTTCTGTGAATGTGTTCCAGTCTTTCGCTGCATCAACTTTAGAGTACGGAAAACCTAATTGGTCTACTTCCGATTTCTTAACAAAGTTATCGTCTACATCCTTTTTCTTATAAATAGCCGTTCCGTAATGTTTGGTAGTAAGTACTGTGAAACTATCTGTACCATCATAGTGTTTAAATTCCTTACCTTTGATAAATGTATTAACAGAATTATCGCCAAGTTCAACATTACCGCTAGTAGATACCTTAGCCATACCAACACCATGTCCGTCAGGTTTATAACCCTCGATTAAGGTGTTGTTAGCCATTTTAAGTGCGCCATTTAATGTACCGCCTGTTAGTTTCAAGTAATCAAGCGTTGCCAATCGTGCAGTATTGATAGAGTTTTGATAGTCTTTATTTGGATCACCAACATAAATATCAACTTGGTGTCGCTTGTTTGGTTTTTCTGTTAAAACCGCAAAATAGAATTTGCCTTTGTAATAAGCTATATCTTCGATTTCAGTAGTTCTATTGATTTCAATAATCTGTTTAACTGTGCCAAATGGTGTACATTCTACCAAGCTCCCAAGAGTTGCACTCATGATGCAGCCATTCAACATGAAAGCACCATTGTTATTGAAATCATCATATTCATAATCGACTTGATATGTTTTTAATTTCTTGAAATCATCGTTGTATAAGTTGATTTCACGCAAGCGTTGTTGACCGCTGATAGGAACGATGCTTACATAAGTTCGTGTGATTGGGTCATAACCAATATTAAATACACGTTCATTCAATGTGATAGTGCGTTCATATTGCATTGTGTCAGCATTAAGTACTGTTAGGTTATTACCATTTTTCAAACCATTAGCAAGATAAATCTTGTTGGTATATTTGTTGTAGCACATAGTATTACAATGCCCCATCTTATCAGGGTCATTAAATTTGTATGTTCCTACAATCTCAAACGTGGATGAGTTGAGTTCATAGAATATTTGGTTGTTACCATCACCGCTAATACAAGCTAATACGAATACATTCTTTTTATCATTGTAGGTAAAACCTTGACATTGGTTGACCTCATCGCCGTATTGAATGTTCTTAACAAATGCAATATTAGATGCACCTTTTAACATTGGTGTTTCAGTAGGATAGAATGGTTTCACGTTGTTATACGTACCCATATCCATGACACTATCAACAGTATTGAAAGTTAGATGTTCATTAATTTTGTAGATGCCATTAGGTACTAACAATATCTTATTTTTAAGATTATCGTTAGCACGTTTAAATGCTGCGGTATCATCAGCTACACCATCACCAACTGCCCCAAAGTCTTTTACAGATACAATGCCATACAAACTATCCTTAGGAATAAACTTTGTATCGGCTTCGGTTTTTGTAATTAAACCACCGCCATTAGGCAATGCAATTTCTTCCGCTTTACTGGCTGCCATTTCTGCACGTTTCGCCGCATCTGTTGCCTTAATTGCGTTACTTGCGATTGATGTTTGTTTATTATCAATGTCTGTTTTTAACGTGCGTGCTTGACTAACTAACTCATTAATATCTCGTTTATCAACAGTTGTTTGTCCAGCATATGCCTTAGCATCTCTCACTAATCGCTCTGCAGTAGCAACATTCGTAGAGGTTGTATCAAGTGCCGTATTAGCGGTTGCCAACTTATCATCAACAGTCGCTGCAATGGTTTTGATTTCTTCGCCTAATCGGTTGATTATGTCTGCATTAGCATTAATCTTATCTGACTTTTCGCTAATTACATTCATAGCATTCATGGCATCATTAGCTGCTTTTACGGAGCGTTCAACAATATCTTTCGCAACTTCATTTGCATTCTTATCACTATCTACACGAATTTTAAGTGATCTATCTAAATCAGCTTTCATTTCTTGTAATATAAGTACAATCTTATCCGTTGCGTGTTCGATATTCTCGAATGGATATTCGTCCGGCAAGTCCATATCTTGTGAAATAGGTGTTTTACGCTCCAAGATAACCTTTTGCCCTACGGCTAGTGCATCCCCATTAGCTGGGTAAATTACCGATTTGGTGCTTTCGTCATAATCGATATTGCCTACTTGTACCGCCTCTGTACCATCTTCATCAACGATAGTTAGTTTAATATCCTCGATTTGGACAAAATCATATGGGAAAATAAACTTCTTATTTCTCCCATCGCATTGATACACTACAGATGGTTTCAAAACTTCTGGTGTCAATTTAACATCCCCTTTCAATGTATATAAATAGGACTACCCATTATGGATAGTCCTTATTTATCAATGTTTCTTTTTATCTTTTTTAGTTTTTAATCTACGGTCAAACATGATAGCCATGATTACATCTTCTAAGGCTGCATCGGTATCGGTGAACGCATATCTAGCTAATGTCCATAGTCCATCTGTAACAGTATCACTAAAACCAGTTGCCCTATTAGCTAGTTGACTAAAACTTCTGCCTACATCAATGCCATCTTTTTTGTCGCTCACAATAGCGTTGCTAACATCAAAGAATTTTTCTGCAATGCTTGTAGCTAATACTGTGTTTCCTTTATTATAAGGTCTTTCTCCCAATATAAACTTCATAGCCATATTGGTTATATCCCTAACCAACGGAACACCCATAGTACCTTGTGCGACCAACTCTTCGATAAATGACTTAGCTAAATCTTCTGGTTCATCATCATCGCCATTCGTCATAGCTTTGTAAGCCATCATGCCTATTGCTGGAACTACCAATGACCACCATAGCACTTTAACGAACCTTGCATAATCACCTGTATCTTTTCGTGCGTAGTTACCCTCTGTAATGATGTTATATAACGTATTAGCGTAGGAATAGAACGGAATAAACATTTGCATAATAGAACTTCTGGCACGTTGAATAGCAGCAGCATCTTTAGTATCACCACTACCAAATATATCTCTGACTGCTCTATCGCCAGCCTCAATGGATTGTTGTTCTATCCACTCAGGACTTACGCCCTCTTTACCGATTAGTTCCGCTTGCTTTTGATCATATGCAAATTTCCATACTGGAATAGACAATGCAAAATCTGTTTCGGTAAGCAATCTAAAGCCCATTTGGTTTACTTCATCCCTAATATCTGCTAGTTGTTCCGCTCTATAATTAGCAATGTTAGTGTCATTAATCCGAATACCTTTACCACCAATAGATAAACCTTGTTTCAAGTCTTTATCTAAAGTTTGTACACGCTCTCTCATGAAGATTGATTGTTCTAACACAAAATCTCTAGTGTTGTTATACGTTGTAGTTCCGTGTCCATAGAACCCTAACCCAGCATGATTGATTGCTCTAATGGTATTACCTACACCGATACGATAGAATGCAACAGGAATATTCAACGCATTTTGTAATGCTACGGATACACGTCCAACCATGACTGCGGTTGATGTATTTTTCTTTAATGTAAGTACTAATCTATCAAACGCACTAACCTTTGCTGGTTCATCTTGCCAGTTATCACGAACCCAAGTTCGCAAGAATTGGTAAGTATCTGCACCAAATTTATCTACAATGTAGTTTTGTAGTTCACGATTAGAGATTAACTTATTAACATCAGTAACAGCTTTACGCATTGTAACGTGGTTAATAGCCTCTGTGATAGCATTAGGAATTACATCAAAATCAAGCAATAGAGATTTATCTTTAACCACATCTAAACGTGATTTAGTGGCGCTCATACCAGTTCCCCAAACCGCATTACTACTTACCATAGTTTTTGCAATATCTTCGACTTGATTGTCGCTAACAGATGCATTTACTTTAGGGTTATACACGATAGGGAAATATTGCCCCTCAATATTTCTACCACCGATAGTGAATGTCAAACCTTTTACTTTCTTTAATGGGTTACCATACAATTCTTCTTGTACTCGACTTCTCTCATCAAAGAATGAATTGATATGATCCCATGTACGAATTACAAACTCCCAGTCCTTATCTGTCATGTGTTCTTGGAACGCACGTTCAATTTCAACCTCATTTGCTTTTGTTGTTTCCATTACACGTTGTCGGTTGCTTTCAGTACCCCAGTTAAGAGCAATCATGATAAGTTGCTCTTTTGTTAAGCCGTATAACTCACCAACTGTATACAAATGGTCATTTCGCATATCAAACAGTTCACGCTTGGAATATATTCCTACATCATTAGCCAATCTACGCATTGATGCTTCCTTACGTTCATTGAACGCTTGCGTTGCTC